GCCCAGTCTATTAGGGGCCGTATGTTGGATGGCAAGGTTTTTATACCACACAACGCCCCGTTTACGCAGGACTTGGTTGCTGAGCTACTACGCTTCCCTTACGGGCAACACGATGACCAAGTGGACGTGCTATCACTATTTGGGCTTATGCTGGATGATATGGGCAAAGCAAGTAGATACAAGAAGCCTGAAGTCGCCAGAGGGCGTACGATGAACGACATAGACAGGGCAGAGAGACTGGGGAGGTTAGGCATTAAGACCAATGTAGCTTACTACGCAGGGGGCAAGCAGCATGAGACTGCTCACGGGCCAAGACATACAGCTTAAGCATAACAGCCAGGTAGTCACGGGCAAGCTGGAAGAGATGTGGGTACGTGGAGGTTGCAAGGTGACCTTTGGCAAGATAAGCGTAAGGATGCCTATTAAGCGAGTGTGGGAGGATCAACTGCGTGCTTAAATGGACTCAGGGCTTAGGACTAGGGAGGCGTGGCAGCGGTGGTGTGTATTCTGTGGCAAGCAGTTTACGGCTACCAACTTGTCCCACATATGCTGCTGTCACCAATGCGCTATGAACAGGCACAGGCTGGAGGCTGCTAGGAAGAACAGGTTTAACTGCCGAGAGGCTACTAAGGTGTGCAAGAAGGCAGTATGGCTGGACTATGGCTTTGTTATCGAGATGGGCAAGGATGTTAAGGTTTGTGAGATGTGTGGGAGGTTAAAGTAAGGGGAAAATGGCATATCCTACTGACAGGACAGGCAGAGGGGCTTACTGGAAGAGGCATATAGACTTCTCCGGTGAGGTGCTGGAGCCGTGGCTTAAGATAGGACGCAGGCAGCTGGCATTGTACGAGAATGAGGCCAGCACAGAGCGTGAGCGTATCCTGGAGACAAGTAGAGACGGTGATGAGAATACCGGCAGGGTTAAGCCTTCCCTGCACTTCGGGTGGGTAGACCAGAGCAGGTCCAACCTCTTAAGTCGTAACCCACGTTTCAGGGTAAAGGCCAAGCGCAAAGACTCTGTAGCTGGCGAGGTCCTTGTAGGTAAGATCGTGGACCACTGGTATGATGTTACGGGCCAGATGCACCAGGACAGGAGGGTCCTTACTGACGCCTTCCTATACCCTTTTGGTGTTAAGAAGGCAGGGTGGGTCAGTGATGTCCTGCCGGAGGGAGAGACGAGGGTAAGTGACAGCGTTGACCCTGCTTTGCGCTTCGATGATCCTGAGGAGGAAAACCTATTCCTTGGCGCAGGGACGATGACGCCCGTAGACCCAGAGCAGGACCATGTAGACCACATAGAAAAGCATACGCAACTGAAGCAGGACCCTACTATCAGCGATGAGATAGTAGAAGACACGATAGATGTACATATTGCAGAGCATGAGGCAGAGCTGGACCAGGGGCAGGTAGACGCCCATATAGGTATGCAGGTAGACCAGCCTTTTGGTCTGCGCTGGAACCCTGAGGACTTCCGTATAGATCCGCTGGCTACTGACGGGCTTAACGATGCCAGGTGGATAGCTTTCAGGTCTTGCAAGCCATTAGATGAGGTTAAGTCCAACCCTAACTACAAGAATACGAGCCAGCTTAAGGCTACGAGGATGGAGAAGGCCCCGGCTCCTGATGCCAGGGTAGGCGAGGGCGATGGCTTTGACGTGGTAGAGCTGTGGGAGGTATGGGCCAGGAACTTCCCTATCTCTAGCAGGCGCAGGGTCAACCTTCTTACTGTGGTGGCTATACAGGAGAACGGTGACGCTATGATCTTGAGGCATGAGGAAGAGTGGCCGTATAAGCGCCTCAAGTCGTACCCCTGTAGCTTGCTGCACTTCCTGCAAGGCTTTAAGACGTGGCTGCAAAAGCCTATTCTGGCCCTGGCAGGCTTTGATAATATGCAGACGTTACAAAACGAGGTGCTGGACAGTTACTTGAGTGTCGTGAGGAAGATGAAGAACATTATTTTGTATGACAGTGACGTCTTCCAGGACTCGGAGATAGAGATAGCGCTTGGGGCTCCTGACAGTTCGGGCGTAGGTGTGCCGGGACTGTCACAGGCACAGGGCAACCCTGTTGTGCCATTGCCTTTCTTGCAGATCCCTGGCGACAAGGGTGAGTTTTTAAACCTTATCAACAGCCTTGCTTATAGGGCTGCTGGTGACCCACAGCCTGCTGCTGACAGTGATACAGCTACAGAGGCAGCTATCAACGAGCGTAAGAACAACTCGAGGGAGGGGCAGAGGGCAGACGCTTTCGAAGCATATCAGGTAGATACGGCAGAGATGTTCTGGCTTATGCATACGCAGTTCCAGCCTGAAGAAGAGATACTCATAGACCCTAGCGCTACAGAGTGGTCTACTATTGACGCAGAGGTGGCCAAGGGCGCTTACAGGTTCGCTATTGACGTAAGCTCACAGGCCAGCACAGAGGCGCTAGAAAGAAAACAGTGGCAGGACGTCTTGAACCTTATGGCTGGCCTTGTAGAGGTAAGCCCACAGATGCCCCCTAACCTGCCTAAGATCGCTGAGCAGATGCTTATTAGGGGCTTTGGCATACAGAACCCTGCCGAACTGTGGCCTGCTATAGGGGCCGGAGAGCAAGCGGTACAGGGTGTGCAGCCAGCAGGAGGAGCGCCAGGTGGTGGCGCAGGCCCTATCAACCCACAACAGTTCAGTGAGCCAGCACCTAGCGAGGCAGCACAGAACGGGGCAGCGCAGACGGTATGAGTACAACGGCTATATCGGTTACCACGGCAGCTACCCTTATAAAAGTCAAGAGCAGGGACCGTATAGGGATGATTATCGACAACCAGAGTACCCAGACGGTGTGGATAGGTGACGATACAGCCCTTACCGCAGCAACGGGCATAGCGCTATACGCCAAGGACAAGCTGATCTTTGACTTTGAAGGTGGCCCCGGCTTCCAGTTTGCAGTCAGGGGCGATATATACGGCATTGTGGGAGCAGGGACAGCAGACGTGAGGGTATGGGAGGTGGTGGATACCAGGGTATGATGCAGGTAAAGACAGATAAGCAGGGCGTAGCGCTAGACCCACCACAGGTATACAGCTCTTTTGGTGAGCAGATTATAGCCGAGCTTATTCCCGTAGAACAACTGGCTTTTCATTACAACATAAATACCAGGCTTGTCACTACGCAGGAGAACGGCTCAGGGACAGTCACGCAGGCTAATGGTATGGCCTCTGTTTCCAGTGGCGCTGCTGCTACTTCTGCTGCTACGCTGGTAAGTAACAGGGTTACAAGGCATAACGCAGGCCAGGGCATCTTTTTTCGTGGCACAGCTCTTTTTACTACTGGGGCAGCAAACAGTGAGCAATTGATAGGTATAGGCGATGTCCATGAAGGCTTTTTTTGGGGGTATAACGGCACTGCTTTTGGTGTTCTTCGCCGTGATGGTGGGCAAAAGGAAATACAGACGTTGACCGTTACTACTGGCGCAGCATCACAGGCAGGAGACATAACGATAAACCTGGATAGCGTAGCGGTGACGGTAGCGGTGGCTAATGCGGACTCTACTACTACTGTGGCGCAGAAGATAGCAGCAGCTACCGTTGATGATACGGGATCAGGGTGGACAAGCGTTCAGCATGGACAAGATGTCATTTTTCTTTCTTTTGACGCAGCAGAGAAGACGGGGACTTTCTCCTTGGTGGATACGGACTCTACAGGGTGTGTAGGCTCTTTCTCGCAGAGTGTCAACGGGGCTTCTGCTACCGACACATGGGTGGCGCAGACAGCTTTTAGTGAGGACGTCCTTGACGGTACCGGGCCTTCGGGCATGACGCTGGACCCTACCAAGGGCAATGTGTTTTTTATTCAGTTTCAGTGGGGCTTTGGCGCTATTCAATATTGTGTTGAAGACTCTGCCACCGGCAGGCTTGTCCTTGCCCATAAGATAGAGTATGGGAATGCTAATACTACGCCCTCTGTCTCTAACCCTGACACACACCTTTATGTAGAGGCAAAAAACACCACCAATACTACCGACATAGTGGTGAAAACAGCCTCCATATCTTCTTTTATTGAGGGCATTGATGGCAATAGAGGCTCTTTAGTTGCAGCAACGGGGACGACTACGGGGGTTACGACTACCGAATTGCCCTTGGTGAGTGTTTTTGTTCGGGAGGTCTTCAATAGCAAGGAGAACCACTCTTTTTCACGCCTTGACTACCTGACTTTTGGTGCTGTTAAGAATACAGGCAATGCAGCAGCGGTTATTATCAGGTTTAGGGTAGGCGCTAACCTTGGAGGTACTCCTGCCTTTGCTGACCTGGACACCAGCAATAGCATCCTATCTGTTGACTCGGCAGCAAGCTCGATAAGCGGAGGAGAGATACAGGGTGTTTTCCTGGCGGTACCGGATGCGCCCCCCATAACAATAGATACCATAGCTTTTGACTACCAACTGCCCCCAGGGACGCTTTTTACCATTACAGCAGAGGCTGTAGCCAATACTGTCGATGTTACGGCCTCCCTGTCATTTACGGATCTTATATAATGCCTAGATACGATGTAGAGTGTATAGAGTGCGGTATAGAGGTACAAGATATAAGATTAAATGACCTTGATAAGCCGGCCTACTGCTCTAGGTGCGGTAACCTGTCCGAGAGGCTTTTCCCACTTACGGGCATCTTGGGTTTCCAGCCTTTTGAAGGATACTGGGACGAAGCCCTGGGTTGTGACGTTTCGGGACGCAGGGAGCGCAGGCAGATAATGGCAGCGGAGGGCTTGCAGGAGGCAGGCGACAAGAGGGGTGGCGCCAGGAACTTCGACAGGCATGCCCCAGACCATATTAAGCCACGTCCTTTACAGGGCAAGTCGTATTCACAGGTAAAGGCTCACGAAGCAGAACAGGTGAGGCTCACACCAGGACCAGACATACAGGGAGAAAATTAATATGAACGCAGCAACGCAACCCGTTGTGACCGAAGACCCTATCAACGAGCTAGTGCAGAATGATATGGATCGGCTACGTGACGGACTAGAGGGGGGCCTGCAAGGTGGCCCCGAAGCACCTACCGAACAAGGGCAAGTGCAACCAGGAGAAGAAGGGCAACCTATCTCCCAGGACACAGCACCTATCGGCACAGGACTGCCTGACATTCTTGCCAACTTACCACCGGAGCAGCATGACAGCGTACGCAAGGTGTTTGCAGATAATACCCGTCTCCAGCAGGAGGCGAAAGGTATTGATAAGCGCCTTGAAGACGCTGTAGCTACCGCAGTACGTGAGGAGATGGCAGTAGAACCACCGCAGGAGCCTACTCAAGTTACGGATGACCAGTTTGCGCTGTTTGCTCAGATAGCAGACCAGCTAGGATACGCCAAGAAAGGCGACATCTCCGCAGACAAGAGTAGCACATACCTGGACACACAGAACAGGGACGGTGTTGAGGTGTTTGGCGATGACTTCGGCATGCTGGACAGTAACAATGAGGTGGTCTTTGCTGACCACCAGTTGCCCGTCATCGAAAAACAGTGGGCAGTGATGAATGACCCCCAGCAAGGCGTATCCGCTAGGGACATTTATATCCTTGGAAACTGGCGCAGGCTGTTGCAGGAAGCCAGAGATGAAGGCAAGGGGATTACTGAGCACACCCAGAGGCGACAGGACAGGGTGACGGGGCAGGTAGAAGGCGCCCCTACTGCTGTGCAGCCTGGGGGACTCAACTTACGTGGTGAGAGAGGTACCGCAGCCGATAGCAGCAGGAATGTTATGGCCAGGTCCCTTGCTAATGCCAAAAGACTCATGGGTAGATAGCTGCTTTCTAATACTAACGAAAGCACTTTGAGAGGTTATAATGGCAGGCGAAAGCAGTCTAACACTTACTTATCAGACCCTGTTGACGTCCACCCTTTTCGGGTATCTGGATAGTAACAGGTTCTTCGATAACATTGCTGACGCTACCCCCAGTCTGGGCTGGTTTATGGAAAACCAGCGCTTCCAGAATGGTGGTGAGCGTATCAGCGTAGCTATTATGCATGAGCTGAATGACACGGCAAAAAGTTATTCAGGGTACGACATCCTTGATGTTACGGCACAGGAAGGCTTCACCAGGGCGTATTTCGACTGGTCACAGTATTCTGTGTCTATTGCCGTGAATGGCGATGAGCTTACCGCCAATATGGGCGAGGCAGAGCTTTTCGATATTCTTTCCGGCAAGACAGACCAGGCAGAGATAAGCCTTGCTGACAAGCTCTCTACCGACACTTTCACAGACGGTACGGGCAACGACAGCAAGAACCTTGTAGGGTCTGCTGCTTTTAATGACCAGACGCCTACGGCCTCTACGTATGCCAGCATCAACAGGGCGAATAATGCAGCGTGGAGAAACAACGCAGCCACAGGAGTGGGGGCTATTGCCTCTAACCTCTTAAGCAACCTGAGAACACAGTATAACAACGCTGTGCAGGGCAAGGCAGGGATGGGGTCTTCTCCCGACTGGATCACTACTACGCAGACGGTCCACGAAGGCTTTGAGTCCCTTATGTTCCCTTTCCTGCAGTACACTGGGTCTGCTACCAATGATAACAGTGTCAACGCAGGGCTTAGCAACTTGCGCTACCGGCAGGCAAGCGTAAACTGGGATGCCGACTGTCCCAGCGGTGAGCTTCATATCTGGAACTCAAGGCATCTGTGGTTGGTTGTCCACCCGTCACGTAATATGTCTATGGCCGATGGAGGCTTCCAGAAGCCCATCGATCAGGATGCTTTAATTACACAGATCCTTTTCAAGGGCCAGTATGTGACTAATGCCAACCGTAAGCTGTCAGTGATTGCAGGCCTTACATAGGAGGGCGTTATGGCAGCAGGTGACTTTACCATTGATGACTATAAGTCCAAGATCGCTGGAGCTTGGGTGCTCACAGGGACCTTTGAGGCTGACGATACGGCACGTGATATGACGCTAGGACAGTTTGTGCGCTCTTTCTCTTTTGTCAACAGTGACGATGTTGCTGCAGGGACCAAGGTGGTTCTTAACTCTACCGCTGCAGGGCAGGTCAACATTGACAACGAGGATGGAGGCGTAGATACCCTGGCATGGCGTGCTGAAGTTATTTTGTAAACGGAGGATAAACCATGCAGTTTATGACAACCAGCAGGACGGAAGCGGAGAAAGCTTTTATTGTTGTCGAAGCTTCCAATGTCGCAGACGATATTAGCTCTGGCGGTCTATATCCTGGACAGGTGGTAGAGTGGGTTTCTACTACTACGGATGCCAAGCAGGGCTATACCGTACGGCAGGTGACAGCAGGGAGCCTTAATACCACGTCAGGCATTGCAGGGGCCAAGGTAGCAGGTGTTGTAGATACTACTATCTCTACCTCTGCCGTAGGACGTATTCAGGTCTTCGGCCCTGCCAACATACGTGCCAGTGCAAGTATTGACGGGCCTACGTTGGTGGTGTCTTACTCTATCAACGCCACAAATATCGGGCATGTTACTTCGGGCGTGACTACTACGCTGTGGAGCCCTGCCTACCTGGGTGGCATTGTTGGGTGGACATTAGAAGACGGGCCTAATGCCACAAATAGTACTGTACAATTACAGTTGATGTAGTGGCCTTCGCCACTACTAGGGGTCTGGGAGGGTCTGCGGAACTGAGCCTCCCACCCTTCCAGGCTTTTTACAAAGTGGAGGCTCATTAAATGGTTAGCGTAGTATCGGCAGTGAAGAACAGGGCAAGTCACGTAGCTCTGTGGCTAGAGAGCCTGGCGCAGCAAACGCTCTGCTCAATGATGGAGGTGGTCTTAGTAGACTACTCTAGCAGTGACGACCTTGGCCAAGTGCTGAAAGACTCTCCAGTACGGGTCAATGTCTTGAAGGTCAGCCAACGGGAAGACATAAAAGGCTTCCCTGAGGCTTTCCTTAAGAACGTAGGAATAAGACGGGCTACAGGTGATGTGATTATGGCTACTAATGTTGATGTGACATATAGCAAAGACTTTGTAGAGCAGGTAGCTATGAGGTGTGGCTCGGGAGTCCTTGTAGAGGCAGTAAGGATGAATGCCTACGAAGACCAAGAGATATATGTTGACGGTACAGCAGAGAAGAGAGAGGGGCAGGAGCAGTATTCTATGACTATTGACTACTGTCCAGAAAACCTAGTGCCGTTAGTTGCTGGTGCTGACTGTCAGGCGATGACCAAAGCCTATTGGCATATGTTTCAGGGCTACGATGAGGAGATAATGGGGTGGGGGTCTTTGGACTCTGACCTAATGTGCCGAGCGCTCTTGTGGGGTATGTCGTTGCAGGTCATAGGCCACAGGCATGCTAGGTATATGCACTCATGGCACAAGGTGGATATGGAACAGAATATGAGAGATGTAAGCAGAAACCACCCCGTTATTATGAATAAGATGAACTCGGGGACGGTAGCACGTAACCATGCAGACTGGGGAGGCTATACCTCCACAGAGGAGGCTCAATAAGATGGGAACTTTTGAAATACCGGATAATACCAGGGTCCTTGTAGCGACCCCCAACTATACCAACCTATACTCTTCCGAGGTACACGTAAACCACGTAGAATGCGTCAAGGCGTGGGAGGAGTGGGAGCTGCCTTTCCAGTGGATGGTGATAGGCAGGACGTTTGTTCACTTTGCTAGAAGCCAGGCTTGTCGGGCAGCGGTAGACGGTGGCTATAGTCATATTTTCTGGCTGGACGATGATGCTATTGTAGATCCTGAGTTACTGATAAAACTGCTATCCCATGACAAAGATGTAGTTATCAGCCCATACCCTATGCGTAGAAGCCCCTTTCAGATAGGCATACTAAACGCTCACAGCTACTATTGCAGAGACTGTGACCATAGACAAGACTGGCCTGCCCACCCC